ATGTTTTAATTTCTAATCTTGTCTGAGCTGTATTAAATTCAAATAAGTAGTTTTTAAGGATTGCTTCAATACCATCTTGGATATAAATTACAACCTCTCTAACATTAATTGAGCTTAAAGCAGATTTTGGAACCTGTTGTGCAGTTTTATTTGCAAATATAGTCGGTCCTGTTCCACTTTGGAATACAATCGGATTAATTCCGAATGGCTCTAAGTAATAACGATCATCTTGATCAAGATTAATTTCTAATCCTACAACTCCATTTCCGCCTATTACTCCACGTCTTACACCAGCCACGATTGACCACGGTAAAGCATTTTCATATTTAAGAATAAAGTTATTAGATACATTTGCAGCAGGAGGAACACTTATGTTCTTTCCTAAATCTCTAACAGTTAAGAAAGGATAATAATATCCACCCCAAGATCCACCGCTTGTAGCAGCAGGTAATGAGAATCTAACAGTTGGATTCAATGCAAGATTTCCACCTTCAGATATAAACTTAGAAGATAAACCGCCGATTGCATCAGTAAAGCTTGGATCGGTATTTTTCTTAAAGTCTTTTGCCGATGGAGCATTAACTATTGCAAATGCATTTTTTCTACTCATACATAGATTTGTATAAATTGCTTTACAGTTTGCTTCAATTCCATTTCCATAAGTATCTACTAAATAACGGAAGTTAATTGTTTCTCTGTCTATTAAAGCTTTATATAAATTTGTTCCTCCTAATATAGGACTTAAACATTTATTCTGTCTAGAATTTGTTCCATTAGGTACATGTTTACTTGAATCTAATTTAAATCCAGGTAATTCAAATACATTAAGGTAATCAACCCAAGAATCAATTGGATAATAAACCTCTACTGTTTTTAAAGCTCCTTGAGCAGTTACACTTACAGAAGATTGGCATGTTACCTTTACAGCAGTTTTGCCTGCAGGTATAATAGAATATTCAGAAGGAGTTAATCCACCTTCTACAATATTTATTCTTGTTAACCTTGAATGTGGTATAGTTACAGAACCTTCAAAATGTACTAAATAATTTCCTACAACAATATCAGCAATTTCTGGTGATTCTGTTGCTATAAGAATTTCATTTGGTTTAAGAGATGGTTCATTTAATGAATCACCTAGAATATCTACAGTAAGGTTAAGAGCACCTTTCAGAGTTTGAACTCCTAAAGTATTTACTGGCCATAATGTAGTACCATCAGATTTAATAAATTGTCCTGTTCCATCAATTGTAAATTGAGATTGTGATGTTAATGTTGTAAATGAATCTTGCTCATAAGGAGTTATTGAAACTGCCGGTATATAATAAGCCGGATCTGATATTACTTTTTTAGTTGTAGCATCTGTATCTCCAACTCCATCAATGATCCATCCGTAATCTATAGCATTCATTGCTAAGTACGAAGTAGATGTTGCTAATGAATCTTTATAAACTGCTTCATCACCATCAGTTAAAGTACCGTTGGCAAATTGTGCTTGTAATACTGATCCATAAGAACCAATAATTCCAGCAGCTCCACCACTCGGTTGAGCATTTCTTACAAATCCAAAGTCAGCTTCATTAATATATTGATAACTTGCAGTGGCACCTGTTGGAAAATCTCCTAGTGCAGTTGAACCTACATCTGATAATAATACAGTTACAGTATTACCTACAGTTTGTACAGATGTTACTGGTACCCATTGAGTAGTTACAGTATCATATATAAATGATCCTACCAATGTAGCAGTATTTGCTCTCATTCCAGAAAATGCATTCCATATAGCATCTTTAGGTGTAGCAGTATTAAATATTTGTATTTGTATTCCTCCTGCTGTTGGTATTGATTTAGTGATTGTACTTGAAACATTTGTTACATCAGTTGATAGCTTCTGAGTTCTTGCATAAGATAAATCAGAAACAATTGATCCACCGTATGATAAGAAATTAACATCATCTTGGATTGAAGTAGCTTGAGTATATTCAATGTTGTGTCCTATCATATCAATTCCTCCAGGTACACCGTCTATTAAAATATCACCGCTAAATAAATCTTCATTTACAGTAACAAATAATCCAGTACTTGCAGTATCAGCATTAACAAGCTTTTCAACGAAAAGGTTATTACCTAATAAATCTACAAAATCAGGAATTAAACATGCAGTATAAGTTGCTTGTAATGTTACTTCAGTTTCATTAAAAAATTCTTGTAATAATGTATCAGTAGAATCAGTTGCAAATTTCTTTCTTTTTAATCCTTGTGTTGGATCAAAATACTTTTGAAATAATGGATCTGAGTTAAACCTTGAATAAGGTGTTGTAGTACTAAAGTCTCCACCAAAGTTACCTTGTATTACAAAGATATCTACAAAGAAGTCAGATATTAAACTATCTTTATTTAAAAAACCTGGTACATTTGCAGCACCGTACCATTCTTCAACTGTTACTTGGTAAGGTAATACATTTGTTGCAGCTGATTTTTTAGCAATTACAGATATAGGATTTTGTCCTAAGTTAGTAACATCTAGTAAATCATTTACTGTTAATGAACTTAATGCATCTTGATTTGCTCCAACATTAGTTAAAAAGTCTGATGTTGATGGAAACCAAAACTTATCTCTGTTATAAAATTTTTGGTATTCATAGTCTGCTCCTATATTTGCTTGTGCCTCTGGTGTTGCTGATGTAGCAAATCTAACAGCATTAACTTTATCAGCAGCATCTAAGCTAAGTAAATTAAGAGCAAGAATAGGTCCTCTTTCCAATGCTGATAAACAGCTTCTGTGGAAAAAAGAATCTTTTCTTTCTAAGTTTCTATCTATATCACCGTATACTTGCTTAAAGAAAGCTGTATCGGGAACAAAGACGGGTGTATTAAACGGGCCTGTCTTAGAGAAACCGACAATTAGTCGAGTTTGATTTGCTGGAATACTTACGACTTGACTTTTGTCAAATTCAAACCTATATGTTCCTGCAGCCTTAAGAGAAGCGATTTTTGGATCTAGTGCCATCTTGTATTATATTTTTTTTGTTTATTAGTTTTTTTATATATCTACCAAGTAACTACTTTTTATACTAAGTCATAGATATCAAAATTTAGATTCCCACCCTTCGAATCTTTTTCTAAAATTTCGTCTATCTTATTTTGAATTGAAGGATCTATCTCATCATATATCTCTTCGACAAAATCAGAAAAATCTAAAGTAGTAAAGAACTCAGAACTATTTATACAAGTCATAATCAAATCATCATTACCTAATTGGCCTGCATATGATCCATTTGGAAGTTTACCAAAAGTAGAAGATTCTTTTACTGTATCTTTATCAAATATACCAATTTTGTTTTGTGAAATATATTTTTTAAAATTTTGACAAAAGATTGGTTTGTTGTCTTTTTTCACCTTAAGACCAAACTGTTTAGTCTTTGCATCAACCCTATGTTTAAATTTAACTACACTTTCTTCATCAAATTCATTCCTCTGTGGAAATACCGTTTCCATTCTTTTTATTAATTCACCACCAAACATATTCCATTCTATAATTAGTTTTACATTTTCTGAATGAAATAGATCAAATGCTAAAATGTATAGTGTTTTTGCGAATTCCTCTATAGTATGAGAATTGCTTCTGAACCTTCCTATTTGTTTTATACCAAAAAAGTCAACAAAACTTCCAGGTGTGGTTACTGACTTCCAATCTTTTTCTTCTAACATACCTAGCTGAAAAATATTAATAACAGAATAGTCTCCTCCTGTTCCTTCAGCAATATCTACAGAAAATACCCAATAATTATAGTCTTCTTCTATTTCATCTAAATTAAAATTAGGTTGCCACAATAAACCAGAGTAATCAATTTCGGCATCATCAAATTCTGGTATTTCCTTATGTGTAAATTCCACTTGATTTTCGGTAAGCTTTTGTAAACTAGCTGCACCTAATAATAATGAAGAACCTGCTATAAATTGATTTCCATACTGTCTGTTAAATGCCTCATCACTTCCTAGGTTAGCAACCTCTTGTCGCATCCATTCATCATCTCGGCCAGGTACATCCCACCAATCAACTCTAAACGGTACATATTCACTTAATCCTTTATCAGCTGCTGTATAGATGTCATAGAACTTATTAAAACCATTTGGTGTACTAGTTATTATTACTTTTGAATTACTAGATGCAGATACCGTTGGATAAACATTTTCATAAAAGGTATTTACAAAATTTGCAGGTATATGCGCAAACTCATCCATAAATAATAAATGAATAGTAAAACCGATTGCTGCTTTCTTAGTTGTAGTCTGGCCTATAATTCTACAACCATTATCAAACTTGGAATTAAATACATCCCATTTAAGAGTACCGGGCTTGATAAAGAACGGTAAGTGTTCTAATATAGTTTTACCTTTATCAATAATTTCTCTTGTTGTAGCACCCTTATTTGAAAGTATTAGCGAATTTTTATCAAAATTAAATACAGAATACCATGCAATAAAAATAGATGAACATATTGTTTTACCAACTTGCCTACTTGCTAAACATATATTAAATCTTTCAGCTTGAAATTGCCTTAACATTTCTTCTTGGTAAGGTCTTAAATTAATTGTCTGTAAACCTTCATCAGTCATTACAGTACAATAAGTATTTGCAAAGTATACAATATCTTTTGCACACTTTTTAATTTCTCTTATTTCTTCATCAGAATAATTGAATACAATATTACCCTTTCTCAAGTTAGGATTACCTTCATAGAATGGAGTAGACTTTGGTTTATAACCTTCATCAATCGCCAACATTAACTGTTCTACTTTATGACTAGTCCATGCAAAAGACTCAGCACCTTTCGATACTTTAAATTCAAATCCTGCTGATTCTGCTTGTGGTTTAGCCATTATTATCTAGTACGGCAATTATTTGATTAATGTGTAATACTTCAAATTCAACTCCATCTAAAGTTACCACTGTACCTTTGCCCATATTTTTTAATATAACATCACCAGCGATTAAATCTTTATTATCACCTGCATTAATAACCTTTGCTTTACGATTATGCTTTTCTACAGGTATTATAATACCTGATGCTGTTTTTGTTTCTTCTTGTTCAATTTCTTGAATTAACAAGTAATTATTCTTCATCTTCATTTCCATCGACGTCTTGTATATCTTCTTCTTTAATTGTGTCTTGTAAAGCTCTCATTAAATCCTTTGTCCCTCGAGATTTAATACCACTTTGTTTATTGGATGTTGAACTTTCAGTATTATGATAAACATCTACATCACGAGATATCTTTTTAGCATTTTCTTCGATTGCTACCATATACATTGTTTGGCTCTTAATAATATCTAAAAGAGTTCTTTGTAAATCACTAAGTACTTCAAACATTCTCGGTGATACATCACCTTCATGTATTGTCTCCATTAATAAGGTAATTGCAGTTTCACTATTTTGCATTTGTCTTATTAGCATAGATAGAGCAGATTCATCTAATTGAGCCTTAGCCCTAATGTATTCATGTTCTGCAATTATTTCTTCACTTAAATAAAAAGTTAATAAACTATTCATTACAGATTCTGCTTTATTCTTAGCTCTTGCTAATGCAGCAGTTTGCCCACTTTCTATTTTCACTGGCTGTAGTTCTTCAGTGTTTGTGTTTAATCCTTCTACTTCATCAGGAAGATCATTTAACAATTCACCTAGACTATCACGAAATTTTCCTTTCGATGATTCTTTCATTATACCTTAAATTTATAATATATATTCCAAGTTATCTTGGGTTAGTAACTGTTGGTAGCATTAATTCTGGAGAAGCATTATCTAATAATAAAGCTAAATGAGAATCTTTTACTACATATTGACATAATATTAATTCTTGTAACTCTTCCTCTATTGGTTGGCTCCAAATTCTTATATTAGTTAAATCGCTTTGGCAACCTAATAACTTCCAAGCATAATCATTAGGAATAGTTAGCGGTGAAACTGTTTGAGAATTTATATAAATATTTTTTAGAGATGCTGTTCTATCAGGATTTATGGCTCCAGCTAATTCTGGGGTATTATATAAAAATAAAGATAATTGCCTAGCTACTTGATTTAAATTAATAACGGCTGCATACCATTCTCCTTTTAAGAAACTAACAGATGATTTAGATAAATCATATTTATAATAAACATCATTAAGTTTAATTATAAACCAATTTGTAGTATATGTAAATTGAACAAATGATGTAACGGGTGTTCTTCTTTCATAATCATCATATTGAATAAATGTATTACTTACTTCTTTATTAAGTTTTGCAGTATTAGTTATTGTACTATCAATATATGGAATATCTAAAGTTATTGTTTTGGTTGCTTGGTCTACTGATTTTACTAATTGGATTCCATTGTATGAAGTTGTTCCTTTAATAATAATCCAATCACCGGTTGTTATAACATCAGCGCCTAAAGGTAATCCTGGTGTAGTTATCATAGGATTGCCTGCATTATTACTTATTTGAGTTATTAAAACATTTTTACCTATAGGTTTTTTATACTTTGGTCTGAACCAAAAAGTAAATGCTCTATCATCAGTATCAGACCACCCAGACTTATATCTATATTTTACTCCTATTGATTTATCTGCTAATGTTCCTAATGCATAATGATATTTAGAAATGATTGTCCATTGATTATAAACATTCTCTTCTGTAATAGTCATCTTTTTATTTAAAGATCTTCTCACATAATCATTTGCTTGGCTACCTATAGTATTATACTCATCAGGTTTTCTAACATCTTTAAATTCATTTTCTCTTTCAACTCTAAACTTTTCTTCTACATTTGAAACTAATGCTTCAGTTGAGGCTTCAGCCGCATCTCCTAATACAGTATCTTCAAAACCAACATTTGTTCTTTGTTGATAAGTAACAAGACTTACTCTCCAATAAGATCCAGTATACATAAAATCATCAGCCTCTGCGATTGCATCAACCTCATACATTCTATTCATAAATTGTTTAAAATATAAATAGTCTCTCATTTGAGGTTTAGAACCAATACCAAAGACAGCTTCAAATGCAGATTTTACAATATGAATTTCAAACTGAACTGGAAAATCCATCATTAATGGATTAAAGTTTATATCTCTAGTAGGTAATTCATTGTCAGGAATCATGATTTTAATTTCACCTTCCTTAATAACATCAAATAAAGAATATTCCTTTAGGATAACATCTCTACTTCTTTGATCTGCTTTTGTTTTATAATAATCAACACAAAATCCAAATAAGTTACTTGCCATTGCAGATAGCTGTGTATACATTTGACCAGCTCTTGATATATCATAAGGATTCCAAGTATCTCCACAGCAATCAAATGCTAAGTTTAATGCGCCACTACAACCATCAACACCACCACAATCAATTTGGGGTATTTTACATATTACTCCACCATCTGTTACAATTTCTAAAGCAATAGAATTAAAAGTTAAAGTACAATCACCAACTTGAGTGTATCTATATTGAATCCAAAATTTATTAGCAGGATTTAAAACAAGCCCTTCTAAGTTGGCATCCGTTAATAGAGACCAATCAGAGTATGTTACACCATCTATTCCCCACCTAAAATCCTTATTATAATAACAAGAGGTAGTTTCACCGGTTATAGAATCTGTAAATCCTAATACTTCGGTTATATTTTCATAAGGTGCTTTAATACTAACTAATAGCTGATCGCCACTAGCATCAGTACTTGATCCAATTACTGCCATGTTATGAGTTTATTTGTTGGTCTTCTTTACCTTCTTTTTTCTTTGCCCAGATTTTATCAGCCGAAGCTAAACCTAAACCACCAATACATATTGCTGCTACTGCATTCACAATAGTAGGCTCTACTGGTTGGTCTGTGTATAGATTAATAAAAAGAGCTGCACATAATGATAAACCAGCAGTAATACCGATAAATCTTTTTGACGAAGGAGTACCTTTTTCATCTCGTAAAAGGCCACTTATCCAATTAATGATTTTTTTCATATACAAACATTATTTGTTTATATATTCATGTTCTAATACGGTGTATAATCAGTCTTAACTAAAAGTACAGGATCATCTTCTTCTATCTTAGGATCAACAGATGTTATTATTTCAAAGGCATCTAAAACCTGTGCTTCATCCATTTCAGCAAGTATATCAAATAATGTTGTAGCTTTTATATAAAAATAAGGAGATCTTTCTAGATATTTGTTTTTCATAATACCTACATCCATAAATCTTTTATTAAAAGTATCTAATTGAACCCTATCTAAAATCTTAGTAAGATCAAATGTTCCTTCAATAATATTAAAATGAAAACTTACAATTTCACGACCGCCTTCAACCTTTACCAATCTTGAAAATACCTTTTCAGTAGATATCTTAAATGTTATTTTTGCTAAATTAGGCAATCTATTAATAATAGATTGTAAAAAGAAAATAGAATTAGGTTTAAAATTAGGATTAGGTAATAAATCCTGGTCTACGGTTTTCTTTAGTTCAGCTCTTAAAAATGTAGATTTTTTTATTGCCTTTTGAAAATCTTCCAATGACACTATAAATTGTGAATCTTTTGTAGATTCATTCTTACATTCTTTTTTTACTTTAGAAATAATAAGACCATCAACATAATCATTCTTATATAGAGTAAACGCAATATGCGTTGGTATATCTAATTCAAAGTGGTTATCAATTAACATCATTGCTCATCTGTTTTTCTAATACGTTTATTGCATTTTTTAATTCAGATGGCATGTGCTTCATTGCTTCTTTAAAATCACGTTCTCCTATTTCATTAATCTTTAGATACATTTCTAAAGCTGCAGGATTAGGATCCCATTTCTTTACTTTCTTAGAGGCTTTAGTTTTAGTATAAATAAAACCCGGTACCCTATTAAATTTTGATGCAACCATTCTCCATGCTTCAGCTTGTCCTACAGGATCAATCTTCAGTGCATTAAACATATTTGCTTGTATAGGAAATTTAATACTCATAAATCTATTAGTCATAAAAGAGTTTTTAGATTTATCATAACCTTTTAATTTTTCCCATTGCTGATCTCGACCAAACAAGACCTTTATGTAATCAAATAATTTCATTACCTTTTATTATTTATATGATGAGTAGTTGTGTTTGTTTTATTTACAAGGATAAGTTTCCCTAATAAATTCGCGTTTATTATCTTGTGTTAAAAGTAAATCATTAAAGATGACTGGCAGTTCTTCTTGGCTTGACCTACTTGGATGAACATATGTTAACATTGCATTTTTCATAGTTTCTACATGAGGAGCAAATGGATGCATATTTTGTATATTATCATTTAATGTATTATCACTGATATACATGTCACTTGACATTGTTATAAAATATCTTATCTTTCTTTCTTGGTGTAATTTAAGTAATTGTATAGAATATAAATGATCTTCACCGTTTGGTATTTCTTCATCCATTTTTTCTACTGCACTTAATCTACTTTGTAATAATACTCTATCAAAGTTTGCAGGATGATCATGATTTACCCAATGACCTTCACCTGGTCCATGTTTTTCTCTTTTACATAATGATAATCCCCATACACAACCCCAATATTGATTTTCTTCACCAACAGTAAAATGATGACCGCCTCTTTGATCATGATCAACAACATCTAATGGGTGTAAACCTAAAGCATCTAGGTTAGGATATTGTTCAATATGATTAGCCATTGATATACCGAAGGTTGGATATAACCAATCATCACCATCAAGCTGAGATACAAAATCCGCATCACTTTCTAAAAATAAATCTCTACATGAGTTTTTACCTTTTCCAGGTTTACCATTACTTAAGGTTCTTACAATCTTAAATGGAAATTTTTCATTAACAACCTGTTCCCAATATTCTTCATTAGTTGTATTTACTACAATTAGTGGTTCTATTTCAACTCTAGAATCTGGTCTTAACGTTTCAATTGATTTTACCAATCTTCTTAGCTTATCAATTCTATGGTGAGTAAGTAAGCATACAAGTATTTTGTATTTTATAATCATATTAGAATATTTTCCCCTTTGTTGTTTTGTTTGTTATAAATGACATATCATTAGAATCATCACTATCACCTTTAAAGAAACTTGCTTTAAATGCAGAATTATCATCACCATCATATTTAGTTCCTTCCACTAGTTTTTTCATTGTTGAAACATTAGGTAATACTAATTCATTTATATTTATTTGAGACTCAACAGATCTGAACATTTCATCTAATATACCTTCTGGGATAGTATGAGAACTAAGAACCATTAAATTAACATTTGATTTTAGGTTAGCTATAATTTGCTCTCTGTTCATATGTTTAGCCTTCATATGCCTAATAAGTATATTAGCTAAATCAGTAATATAACCGTTATCATATAAATACATATGAGATAATGAACCGTGTTTATCCTTGAACTCTTGTATGATAGCACCTGCCTTAGCTTCACTAATACCATACCTTCTAGGTTTGCCATTCTTCGGTGTAGATATATGCCAATATGCCGGAGGTACATTATCACCAGAGTCACCCGTTAGAACCTTTCGGAAACGGAAATCCTCAGGGTCTACTTCTACAACGGAAACTTTCTTTTTGGAAATAATAGATGAAAGTAGTTTTTTAGATTGTGACTCTGGTGAAGATGATGTTTTTAATACATCAAATAAATCAGTAGATGTTTGTTTTTCATCAGAGGATAACCATTCTGAAAATCCTTGATAAGTATATAATTTTTTATGAGCAGGTGAAAATAATATTGTATGGGTATTATTAGTTTTACTTTTGTTTACTAATTGAACTAAATCCTTGTCACCAGTAAACATAATAACGGATTTATCATTAGCTAAAGATTCTGTATTCCATGCATACATTAAATCATCACCCTCTGCTCCATCAGTTTTAGAATAAATAACACCTTGTTTAATTAATAATTGAGTAAATTCTTCAGTAACTTTAGAAAAGTTTGCCCAGTTAATTGATGTATCTTGTTTACGATTACCTTTATATTCTGCTTCCGGGTAAAAATCCTTTCTCCATGATCTTGAATCAATAGTCCATACGACCTTATCAATAAGGCCTTCAAATAATCTAATTTGATATGCAAAATCTGTTGCAAGTTTTCTCATAAAGACGATAGCGTCTTCATCAGTTCCTAGCATTTCTGATTTTTTTGATTTTCTTGGTAAAACGTATAGAGTTCTAAAAAGAAAATAATTACCGTCTATTACGAACGTATGCCTTCCTGTTTTTCTCATATTATTGTATTTAATATAATAATAACAAATTTTAGTTATTACTGAAAGTAGATTTTAATGTTTTTTCTTCGCATTCTTCCTTTGTTAGTTTTTGTTGTCTAAGGTGATAATACCTACTAACAGCTGCCCCTAAGCTGTAATGATTAGGAAACTTTTTTATTAATGCTTCTAAGAATTGTGATCTCATACTCCATTTAATATTGATTGCAGTTCATAAATACACGCAAGCATTGATACTGCAGGATCAATTACTTGTTGTCTTTGGGATTGATATTTAGCAACTGTTATAATTACTTGTGGTATAAATTGAATATATGATTCTCTTTCTTGTTGAATAAAATCTATAAATTCTGCTCCTAAAGAAGATAGAACATCATCAGATCTATTTGCATAATTAGATAACATATATTGATAATTCTTTACAGGATCAGTTCCATCTATAACCAAATCATAAATATCTTTATATACTGAACTAAATTGTTTTATATCTTCTACTGTAATTTTATCTTTACCTTGTGATTGAAAACCTTGCAATTGATTTAACATATTTCTTAAATCTGGAAATTTTCTTTTTACTAATTCTACAGCTGCATGTTTATCAATATCAACACCTTCTTCTTGGCAGATTTTTAGAATCCTCATAATGTAATGTTTCATTATTTCAGTTTCTTCTTCTTTAGAAAAATCAAAATCAATCATTTCAAATCGTGATTGAATTGGATCTGGTACTTTATTAATATAATTACATGTTGCTACGAATCTTGCATTTGTTGCAAATTGATCCATAGTAGCTCTTAGTGCTTTAAAGAATTGATCCGATACACCATCAATCTCATCAAGTATAATTACTTTCATTTTCCCTGGCTCATCCATTATTGAACGATTAGCACAGAAGTCCGTTATTCTATTTCTTACAATATCAACCGACGTATCAGTAGAAGCATTAATATAAAGATAAGGGTGTTTAAAATGTTTAACTAATACTTTAGCAGCAGATGTTTTTCCTGTACCTGGACTGCCGTGTAATAATAAATGTTGGTAAACACCTTTACTTAATTTCTCACCTACTCTTTTAGGTGTGATTAAATCTTCTAATGCTTTAGGTCTATATTTCTCTGTAAGCAAAATGTTTTGTATGTTCCGCATGAATTTGTTTATTTTTATATGCAAAAATATAAGATTGTTTACATATAGAATAAATATTAAAATAAGGTTTATTGTGCAAAAGAGAAGAAGTATTAGAAAGATTATCCAAGAACCACTATCAGTAGAACACAAGACTAATATACAAAGAAGAGATACAGATAGAGGCCCAATAAGAAATACAAATAATCAAGCAATTAGGACAGCAATTTCAAAAAATGTAAATCTAAAAAACTCAGCTTTAGATGTAAAAGATCTTATTGTTAAATATGCAACTGTTCCTAGATTATTTTCAGGTGAGACTATTTATATTATTGGAGGTGGACCGTCATTAAAAAACTTTGACTTTAAGAAATTAAATGGTCGTAGAACTATTGCTATTAATAAAGCAATTATTTATAAATGGGATGCTGATGTTCTTTATTGGACTGATGGTAGATTTTATACTTGGTTTAAAAATGAAGTTGATAATTTTAAAGGTTTAAAGTACGCACTAAAACCAGGTTCTCAATATACACATGATATAAAAGTATTAAAGAAAGGTAAACCTTATGGATTAGAAACTGATCCTCAATCGTTAGCGCATGGTTTTAATAGTGGATATGCTGCAATTAATTTAGCATATCACTTAGGAGCTAGTAGAGTTATCTTATTAGGATTTGATATGGCTAATGATGGAAGAGAAAGTCATTTTCATGATGGGTATCCAACTAAAGGAGCTGGGAATAAGATTTATACAGATAAATTTTTGCCTGGATTTAAACAACTTAATGTTGAATTAAAAAATAGTGGAATGACAATATTAAATGCTTCACCTTATAGTAAGCTAAACATATTTCCTAAAATTACAATAGAGCAAGCATTAAGCTTTAGCTGATCGTTTAGCATAAGTCATAAACTCTCTTTGTTCTTTTTTCAGGAGGTGTTTACAGTGTTTAGTAAATTTAATAGATGTATCTATAATTCTACCATCTACACTTCTGTTCCGTGAGTTATGGGCTTTAGAACATTTGCTACAAACAAAATTCTCTACCTTTTTAGAATCCATTCTAGATTTAATAGGAACTTTACATATTCCACAATTCCATGCAATAAGATCTGCTGACTTTTCTAATTCTTTAAGAGTTGTAAACGTTTCTCTAAAAGGATTCCATATAGCTTTATTAACATTCTTTTCATGACCATTCATATCCTCTACTTTAAATATAACTTCAAATGCTTGAGTATCAGAATCTAACCATTTCATGTGGCGATTATTTAAAAGCAATTTTTGCTTCAAAGGCGGCAGGTTTTCTAGAAGAATACCATACCGCCTTTTATACCATCCAAAGTTTATTTTACGAACTTTATACATAAGGTTTTAATTTAACAGTTGCAACACGTACAATCACATGATTTGTTACAGCCACAGTTTTTACATTCACATTTCATATTAATAATTATTTTTGAGCTTCTTTGATTTTTAATTCGAGATCAGCTATTGTTTTCTTAACATCAGCTATGTCATCTTCAATGTCTTCAATATCTACACCCATTCCACCATACTCGTCCTCGTCATCATCTTCATCACCTTGCTCTGCTGCACTAAGCTGAGTTTGTAATATACCTAATTCTTCCTTTTCATCTTCAAGTTGTTTCTTTAACTTTTCAACTGCTTCATCACTGCCTCCCCCATCTAATTCATCGGCTTTAGCTTTAAGCTTCTTGTATAATGGATTTTTAGGATCGCTTAATATTGAAGCAACTTTAACTTCACGGCCTGTTACTGGATTCTTTACCATCTTTGCCATGAATTCATCTTTAGACGCTTCATTTATATACTGTTCAAATAATTTTATATGTTTCATAGTTATATGGTTTCTCTTAATCTTGAAAATTTCTGAGCAATAGATTCATTTACATAATTATAGTTATTTCCTAGTTCTAATAATTCTGCTTCTAATAAAGAAACAAATTTAGGATTCATAAATCTTTCTTCAGATTCTTTTTGTAATGAAGCAATCTTATCTTTAAGCTTTACTGCTTTTGGGCTAGCAGGATCTTCTTCTTTATCTAAAAGATCTTGAAATCTTTTAATAATATCTGCTTTAGAGTTTTTACCATCTTTGGGTCTAGTTGTAGAATCTTTACCTTTATCATCTACTTTAGTATCATCTACTTTAGTATCATCTACTTTAGTATCATCTGCCTTTTCAGCATCAGCTTTTTCTTTAGCTAATCTTTTTTCCTTTTGTTCTGGAGTTTCTTTCTTTTCTTCTGTTCCACCCTTTCCAAATGCAGGACCATCATCAGTTTCTTTTTTCTTTGCAGTTGATTCATAATCTGCTAATGCCTTTTGTTGACCTGCAGCATCTGTTGCTAATTCCTTTTGTTTAATCTTTAATTGTCTAGCTTCTTCTCCATCAGCAGCCTTAAGCGCAATTTGATTAGCAGCTAACGCAGCTTTAGTTTTAGCTAATTGAGCAACTCTTTTTAAACCTGTAGTTGTAGCAAGATCAGACATTCTTTGAGCTACATTAGATGCAGCATCTTTTAGTGCAGCATTTTTAGCTTTATTTGCCTGATTTAAAATTTCAAGCTTTTCTTTAGGTAAATCATTAGCTTTACCTTTTTCTTTTCTCTTTGCATGATCTACATCATTAAGCGCTTGTGCTACTTTAGCTTTTTGATATTTCTTTGCATTGTTTTTAATCTTTTTCCACTTAATTGGATTCTTAACGGCATCTATTAGTGCTTCGTTAACAAATTCTGTATATGTCTTTAATTTTGCCATGATCTATTATTGTTTTTAATTGTTTTATATATTAAAGCAGTAAGAACAAAAAAGCCACTCCGAAGAGTGGCTTTCTATATAAAGTATTAAATAAAGTTTCTATTAGATAATAGAAGCTCCACCAGTGAACGTAAAGCCCATTGTGTAATACATTAACTCAGGATTGAATCCAGCATCTACTAAAGCAAATCTAGATTTAACCGCGATTTTAGGAGCCATAGTTCCTTCTGCGATTGTTTCTACTGATTCAGCCATTAAGTAAGGCATAAATACTAATCCAGGAGAGTTACCATCACCTTTACGACCTACTGCTATAGTATAGTCATTAAAAGCTCTGTTAGGATCTACATAGATTGTTACCCCAGCAATTGCACCGATTGGATATAAAGATCCACCAGCTTGGTTAACTGTATTAGATAACGGATATGCAATAAATCCAGCTACAGATTGAAGAGCAGTTGCCATTTCTCCACCTGTTACTGCAAATGATGCAGGTCCTCTTCTTCCTCTAGTAGCAATTAAGTTACTTGCAGCAAGAATTTTAGTATAGATTCTACGTTGTAGATCTCCTTGTGTGTTTCCACCTTGTCCAACTAGCGTTGCAGCACCAACAGCAACTACCTGAGCAACATTTGTTGTATTATTAGCAGTTAACGTAACGTTATTTGCAGCAGCAGCAGCTGTGTTGTATGCATCAGATAACATAGTTCCAGAAACAGCTTGGATATTTACAGCATTTGTAGTTCCATTTCTAAAGATTCTGTCTAAGATGTATTTATTGATAGATTGAGTTAACTCATTTACCAATACAGCTTCAACTTGAGCAACAGCATCAATTCCGAATTGCTTCAGATCTTGAACTTGTTCTCTAGTCACAGCAGCAGCAACTTGGAAAGTTTCAGCAGCTACAGACTTGTTGAATAAGCTTAGTCCCATAACGTTATCAACAGTTGATTCACCTACACCTCTTAAGTAAGGATCTAAACCGTTAGCATTCTGGTTAGCAAAAGCAGGCCCGCCAGTAGCAGGATCATTTGCAGGTTGAAAAGCATTACCAGAGAAACCAGAAATATGATCTTCTAGAGCTTTTACTAAACCTAACTGAGAACCACCTTGAGCAGTTGCAGTTACTTGAGCAACAGCGTTAGTACCAGCAATACCGAATCCTACGATTGCAGCACCTAATGCAGGTCTTACTCCGTTTACTCTTGCTAAACCGTATAATCTTCCAGCTTGTACAATTGAATTGTAAATAGTTCCAGAAGCAGTTTCAGCACCTTGAGCATAATTGAATCCAGAGTTTCCTGCAGTTCCAGCAGCAACATTAAGTGCTGTTGTATTTGCTCTTACTCTAAATATTTGTAATCCGTCTATTCTTGAAGCACCTACGTAAGTTAATTCGTAAGCAGCACCTACAGCCTGAGCTACAGTTGGAACAGCGATTGGATCTGCATAATAAAGATCATTTACTGCAAAAGCAGATGCATCTGTATTAGCTACACTAAATTTAATTAGTAATGGAGCAGCAGTAGTATCTAAAGCGCCGTTTAATGGAGCTCCTGATCCTCTACCTCCACCATATACAAAGTCTAGGTAAGTTAAAACTCCCATTGGGCCTTGCATTGGTACTACAGGTACTAAGTCTAAACCTACAGTCTGAGCAGCTACTTGCATTGCAAGTGGTAGCAAAGAAAAAGGTCTGTCAC